TTAAAAAATAGTATCTAATTTATTGACCAGTTTATCCTCCATATCTTCAGTAGTATGAGAATAGATTTCCAAAGTCATTTTTGCATTTGAGTGCCCAACTCGATCCATTATTGATTTTATTGGGAGGCCAGACTCTGCTAAAAACGAAATATGAGAATGCCTAAAAATATGGCTAGATAAGTTTTTTTCTATTTTGGCCTGTTTTCCATATTTTTTTAATATCTGTATGAAGCAAGCTATTGTTGTAGGTTGATTCCATTTTTCAAAACAGAAAATATAATCATCGCTTGACAATGGCTGGAAACGTTCGCTAAGTCGTACTATTTGTCTTTGGATAGCTTCTATGACACTCTCTGATACTTTGATTGTCCGTATTGAATTTGTAGTCTTTGGTAGCGTCTTGATTTTGTTTACTGAATCAAAATTACCTGTGATCTCAATTTTGTTGTTTTCAAAGTCTATATTCTTCAGTTGTAAGGCAGTTAACTCACCATATCTCATACCAGTTAATGCCAGCACAAGAACCATGTCAGCGTACTTTTGGTGATATTCTCGACGATTAAGGACATCGATAAGCGCTTTTATTTCTTGCATGGTGAGAAAGTTGTTACGCTTTTTTTCCAGTTCTTCTAAAGTCTTTGGTTTTTGAGGAATCGTAGTATAATCGACCTCGTTGTTTTCAATGTAAGAGTATTGAACAGCGTAATTAAAGATACCTCTGAGCCTATGCCGTACTTTTTTAGCTGTAATATATCCGTTGCTTTCAATAATTTTTTCAATAGCCTCTTGAAGAAAACGCCTGTCAAGATTAGCAAGTATGGTATCGGATGGTATGATTTCCTTCATCTTCTTATCAACTGATTTACAATTATGTTTTGTTGATTCCTTTACTGTTTGCGCCCATGATTTATAGAAAAGGTTATAGATTTCTTCAAATGTAATGCTTTCTACTTGTTTTGTGCTGAGTTTTTTATTTATCTTTTCCTGCAGTAAGATAGCAGCTTGATTTCTTGCCTGGGGAGTTTTCTTCTCCATCGTGACTGAAACTTTTTTTAATTTCTCAGTATATGGATCTTTATATCGCTCAAAAAATTTGTATTTTCCGTTGGGAAGTTCTTCCATCCACATTGTATTTACCTCACTTTTTTGATAAAATGGGTATAGTAAAGAGGGCTTTTAATGCCTTTTACTATACTGGATATCCTCACACTCAGAGTCGCCAAACTTTGCGAGTGTGGGGATTTTTTTGAGTTGTTTCCAAAATGGAAACAGTTGGCAGCTCGTCAGATAATAAAATAAGGTGTACCTCTTAGAAGTACACCAGACGATTTTATCCTTGACGAACAAGGCTTTTTTACATTCTTAGTGTATTTCTTTTTTTAATTTCTGTCAAACGTCAACTTATTTTAACGACTTATGTTTACTAGAATATGAAAAGAAAAGTAGTCGTATCAAATACGGCTACCATCACGTTATGGATCTAAAATCCAAACCTAAACTTTATGGAGCTAAACTCCTGATAGCTGTATTGTAATATAATTTTCAAAAAATATCAATTTCGCACAATAGACCTATAGGATGAGGTTGCTATTGGCGAATATGGGGGTGCTTTTGTTTATTTCAAGTATTTATAACTCAAAAAAGGGAAGTAACAATTAAGCTACTTCCCTGGAGCGCAAAGGCTCAAAGTTTAAAAATATGAGGGTAAACCTCTAAGTAACCTAATTATAGAGTAAACTTTTATAAATGTCAATTTTTTAAGTACAATTCTTTTAATTTTTCGTCAATTCTATCTAAAGTTTCGTCACTAACCTTGATTTTTCCGCAAGGATCCAGTTCGTTTATGTAAATAATTCTGTCTTTACTAATCGTTTTTATCTGATCACATTTTGCGTAGGAAATTTTATTAAATCGTTGATAATGGTTAACAAGATCTTTTAATTTTCTATTAGTGTTTTCCACTTTTTCCATCCCTGCACCGTTGTCATAGATTTCTTTAGCTGATTCTGAATTGTAAGCATCTCCGTATTGAATCAAAAATTCCTGATATATTTCTTCTGCACTCCCTAAATCAAAAGGAGTAATTTCTGTAAGTGCATAGTGAATGATCGAAAAATAATCAAAACCAATTTTGTCAAGAATAGGTAATAAGAATCTTTTGGATTTTTGCTGTATAACTTCGTCAATCATAACAGAAAACTTTTTTTCTTTTGAACTAATTGGAAGTACCGTCAGATTCCTTGATTTTGGAGAATCATTTTTATTTAGGACAACAGCCCAGTGTCTATTTGATAATTCAGAGCCAATATTGATTCCAAAATCTACAAAGATTAAAGAACCACGTTTCAGAACATTGTAACTCTTGCTAGTGTTTTGTGTTTCTGACAAGAATAGATTAGATTCTTTTTCTAGCCAATTAGGCAAAAATCGGAATTTATTATTATTTTTAAATGTTGAATGAACTTTCTCAAAGTTTTTTGAAGCCTTTAAAATCTGTTTATTTTGTATTGTCATTTATTCCCCTCTATACACCCCGATAACTGCATAAATCTTGATGTGTGTGTCTTCGGCTGGTGGGAAGTCTAGGGTGATGTCTTCGTACTTGTCATTGAGTGATACGAGGCGTAAGCGTCCGTTTTCGGTATAGATCTTTTTGAAGTAAGAACGGTCTCCGTATGCGATAACTGCTAGGTCTCCGTTGTAGGTGGTCAGTCCTTTGTCTACTAAATAGAGAATATCTCCGTCTTGGTAGTCAGGCTGCATGGAGTCTCCGCTGACCTTAGTCGCAATATCGTGGCGTGGTGGTTGCTCGTCAACCTCTATAGTCTCTCTATCTGTATCGTCGTAACCGAATCCATAGTTAAATCCAGAAGCTGCGGCTGTCTCAGATACAACCTCAACTTGGTACAAGCTGATAACTTCCGATACTTCGTTTATCTTCGTTTCTTCTTCGTTTTTCTGCTCGTCCAGTTGCCTCTTTGCATAATTCAGGACTTTGGCTTGTCTTGGAGGTTTTAGTTCGTCGTAGATGGTTTGGATTGGGGAAGTGGCTTTATCAACATGACTTGAAAAATCTTCACCGAGTAGCAGGGATTTTTTGATACCAAAAATAGCAGACATCTGCTCTATATTATTCATTAGAGGCTGGTTTCTACCAACTTCCCACGCCGATATAGCAGTAGGAGCCACTGACAGTTTCTTAGCCAATTCCTTTTGAGTAAGTCCACATAGTTTACGATAGTACTTTATATTTTGAGCCAATGAATCCATTCGCTAACTCCTTTCTTTCCTTTGTTTTATACCCCTATTGTACACTTAAAGTGTAAAAAAGTAAAATTTTTTTAACAAAAAGGCAAAAAACACTTGCAACTACACTTGAAGTGTAGTATAATATAATCAAGCTTAAGGAAATAACAAAAACAAACCGGAGGGAAACACCATGAACACATTAAACGAGAAAGCAATCAACATCTTTAAAGCAGTAGCTAAGGAAACTTTAATCCAAGGTACTTACGAGGAAAACTTCCTCTACAGCCAACTTGAAACATTCTGTACTAACTGCCGTCAATTCGCTTTTGGATGGACAGAGTTAGCAGAGGAGATTGAACGCCAAGAGCGTTACCTTCTTGATGCTGGTTTCACTCAAGAGGAAATCGATGACATTCGTTTTGATGCAGCATTTGCAGGAATGCTTGATAAAATGAATGTAGCCTGATTGGTATCACCAAGGTTCAAATCCTTGGCAGGTTGTTGCTCCAAGAGCAAAATAAAACAGGAGGTAAGGCGAATGATGGAACACATCATAAAAAGCCTAGCAACCAAGGACACCACAACCGTCATCTTGGTACTAGGCTTAGTAAACGAAGCTCGTCTTTGGCATAAGCAGTACTTAGCTTACAAGCTCAAAGACAAAGAGCTTAAGAAAAAGTAGAGAAAGGGGCAGAAGCCCCAACCTCTACTAGATAGTGTACCATCATTTGCTGTGAAAAGCAATGGATGAAAATGTTGGATTGATAATCCTAGCAGGATTTGTGATTGTATCTTTCACTATCCGTAAGATAGTGGAATACCGATATGATAAAAAAGATAAGGAGTAGGGAATGGAAAGTGTTGAAATTGTTGAATTGATAAAAATTACATTTAAACGAGGGAAAGGGACAGAAGATGACCCGGTTAGAGTTGTAACTCAGTATTGGGACAAAGAAAATGTATTAATCTTTGAGAAAGATTAATTATCTCTTCTTTCGATAGAATTTCGGTAGGAATCAGGTAATAGGTTATATATGTCTAGAATTTTTTTAGGTTGTGTGATTCGATTATCTACAATCAAGTTGATAAAACTTAACAATGATAAAGCTAACTCTTTGTTATCTTTTATGTCTATTTGACCTGGATGTACAGCATTATTCCCTATTACTCTAACACTGTCTAGCATTTGTTGGATTTCTATTGGCATTCCTTTAGAGACAAGACTTCCAATTTGGGTATTTAAATCTTTACCTTGTGCGTTTAAATGAGCAACAAGCTTTTCAATAGCTAGACGGGATAGAGCTGCAGAAGCTCTAGGCGATATATTTAGAACTTCTCCAGCTTCAATATAGATTTCTTTCACATCATCAGGCATATCATTATTAGGTTTAGGTACTCCTTCGGCAACATTTGGGAAAATTAATGTCGACGTTGCATCGCTTGTGTTTAATACTATCCTGGAGCCATACGTTATTTGGATTTCATTTGTTATCCAAATAGAAAATTGATTACAAGCCTGACATTGTGCAATTATAATAAATTTGATAGATTCTTTGTAATCTCTATTGATATCAATAGGATTATAAGTCCATAAATGGGAAGAGAAACCTGAACATACAGGGCATTGAAATGCTTTTGAATTGCCTGCGAAGCGACTGCCTAGGCTTAATTTAGAAAGATCAAATGACATATTTTTTCTCCAATCGTTTTATTTTGATTATACCACATTTGAAAGGGGGTGAGAAAATGAGACCAAGACGATATCCGTATAGTGGGAAAAGAAAAAAGCAATCTGATAGACAGATTGCTAAGTTAAAAAGAGATATTGATGTAAATCGTACAAATATATCATCTTTAAAATTCGTTATAGAAACTTTAAGTAACCATCAGAATTATCGATAACTTGATAACCTTGAGCAGTTGCTTCTTCGATAATTTCAGCTTTAGACATTTCAAAATCAGATAACTGAATTACTGCGCTAGGTTTATCAGTAGTCGACTCTGAAAAATAAGATAATAGAATATTATCGAGATTTTCCCAGGTTAGTTTCTTAACAACGTGGTTTGGCTTATGGCTAAGCTTACTCATTTTTTGAACCTCCTTTCTGCTGAAGTTTTGACTAAAACGGGAGAGATCCTAGTCAAGATATGTTATAACCCAAACGTATTTGGTTGTCAACATATTGTATAAGAAAGGATTTAGTGTGCTTGAAAAGCACAACATATGGTGTTTTTTGATGTGGGATAAAATTGAAAAACAATTAAAAATAAAAGGCTGGTCGATGTATCGTTTAGCTAAGGAATCGGGTGTCCATCCATCTAATTTTTCAAATCTGAAGGCTGGTAGGATGAAAGAGATGTCGTGGACGAATATGTGCAAAATCGCTGATGCACTGGAAGTCAGCTTAGACGAATTAAGATAAGGGGGTGAGTGCGTGCAAAAAATTAGCTTAAAAATGGCGAGAATAAAAACAGGAATGACTCAAGAGGAAATCGCTAAAAAATTAGGAATCTCTAGAAATACATACATGGATTATGAAAGATATGATACACCTATGAGAATAACTACAGCTATAGATTTCTGTCGTATAGTTGATATTCCACTGGATGAAATTTTTTTCGAGAAAAACTACACTTCAAGTGTATAGTTTCTGGGGATTTTTATAAATAGGAGGTGATTTAGTTGAATGGTGATACAAAAAGACGACATCGAAGATTTCCTTGACTTCATAAAAATACCAGTTGTTTTGATTAAAGACAAAGCGTTTTCAGAATTAAGTATGGAAGCAAAAGTTTTGTATTCAATTATGAAAGATAGGCTTAAATTGTCTTTGAAGAATAACTGGATTGATGAAAAAGGAGCATATATTCATTTATCGATTGAAGAGCTACAAAAAGATTATTTTGTTCAGTTATCAAAACCTACAATCATCAAGAGAAAAAAGGAATTAGTTGATTTTGGCTTGATTGAATTAAAAAAGCAATTTAACAAAAGCGACAAGATTTATGTAAATAGGTTATCTAGTTACATAAGTAAAAATTCTTTACCTACGGAAGTAAAAAACTTTGACCACATAAGTAAAAATTCTTTACCTACGGAAGTAAAAAACTTTGATTCTAATCAGAGTTACATTAATCAGAGTTACATAAACAGAATTACTGAACCAGATGGTGCTGGTGCTAATAATCTATATAGTATAGAGGACGCACCCGAAAATGACTTGGGGATTGTTCACGATTGGATTTTTTCAGAGTTTGGCAGATACCCAACACCGTTTGAGATTGAGGATTTGAAATACTTCTTGCAAGACCATAGTAAAGAGGTTATCAAGTTAGCAATCAAGGAATGTGTGGGCAATGGTAAACCTTACTTTAAGTATCTTGAGAGTATTTTGAGAGACTGGAAACAGAAAGGTCTAGTGACTGCTGAGTTGGTAGAGAATAGACAGAGACCGAAGCGGTCAAGTGGGAAGCCAAGCAGTGAGTTAAGATTGTCAGACGACGGTTACAACCCACGACTGGGATTCTAGGAGGGTGCTATGCGAGCAGTATCAAGAGATGAATTGCAGGGTAGATTTTTACAGATTGAAACCTTGAATACCCAATGCCCCAAGCATGAGGGAGTCTATATGTGGCGCTCAGTCAACCCTTGCACGCAGAATGTGCTGACTTATTGCCCTGAATGCGGACAGGAGAAAATCCACAGTCAAGCAGGAGAGCAACTGGCGCAAGCTGAGGCTCAAATTAGAAATACAAGGTCTTACTCTTTGTTTGCTAAGGAGAGTATTATTCCGCCTGATTTGAAGAATGCGACTATCGGCAGCTTTGAGATTCACACAGACCAAGATGCTGAGGCGGTCAATTTCGCTAAACGTGTGACGGTTGACTATGTGAAAGAGCGATATGAAGGGAATACGATTATCAGTGGTCCGCCTGGAGTTGGGAAGAGCCATCTAGCAATTGGAATTGCTAAGACACTGAACGAGAGTTTCCAGAAGTTCCAGTTGAAGCGCTCGGTGGTCTATATTCCCTCCATGGAACTATTCTCACGGATGAAAGACGCTTTTAGATACAAGGATTCCAAGTGGGAAGAAAGACGGACTATCCAGTTCTTGCAGAAAGTGGACTACTTGATTTTGGACGATCTTGGCAAAGAGTCAAGTGTAGGCGATGAAATCAAGCAGGGGAACAACTGGATGCAAAAAGTCCTGTATCAGATACTTGAAAACAGGACGAACACGATTATTACAACCAACTACGGGGGCAATCACTTGGAGAAACTTTACGAGAAAAGCCTCGTAGATAGAATAACGAAAGGAAACATGAAGACCAATGCGTTCAAATTTAGCAATGACACAGAGTCTAGACGCACCTTGTCAGCAAGTGACTATTAAAGAGCGTCAGCAGATTATTGAACAGTTTGAAGAAAAACATTACGGATTGTCTAGCTTGCTGAAAGAGCGGTTGTTGATTACAAGCGACTACCAATTTACAAGAAAGATGAACGAACTACGAGCCTTTGCCAGAAATGGCGGGATTTATACGAGTTAGGAGGTGAGGAAATGAGACCAAGACGATATCCGTATAGTGGGAAAAGAAAAAAGCCTATCGGACAATCGATAGACTTAGTAGCGAGACTTTTTAGACTTGAATCGCAAGTCATTAGTTTAGCTAATCATGAAATGTTTAAAATGCCATCTTCACGTTCTTCAACTGTATAACCAGCACTTATGCATTCTGCAATAATTTCGTCTTTAGGGATAGCATAAAGTGCAGGGTCTACGCAACAAACTTTGAACGATGGATCACTTAGAATATCCTGGATAAAACGATCTAAATCATCCCAGTTGTAGTTAGGATAATTCTTTTGAGGTCTAGGTTGTAAACGAGACATATAGTTTTCCTCCTTTCTATTGGAATTTTGACTAAAACGGTGAGAGGTCCTAGTCAAGAGTATTATAGCAATTTAGGAGGATATTACATCAGTCTTGAGGCTGATATAGGAGTCTGAATGGAAGATAAAATCATTGAGCTTGCTGATCACTTCATCAGCGAATCTACAACGTACAGAGAAGCAAAAATAGCATGTGAGAAGCTATTTAGACAAGTCAGCCATGAGATAGAACTCAGGGCAATGGAAAGTAGGACAGTATGAAAGAAGCAGTAAAGGAATTTCTAAAATTCAGGAGCCGATTTACAAAAATAGAATGGTTTGAAATTAACCAAGCTATCGAAGCTCGTTTAAATCAAAAAGCCGACCAGTTGAAACTGGACGACTTAGATTTAGAAATCATTTCTAGCAGACTAGAAAAAGTTATCTAGAAACGATTTGAATGAACATTGGATGGATACGATAGTCAGCGCCACGATAGTGAATGTAGATATAATCCTGATGGTACATCGAGTTTGCTTCAGGTTTAGAAATTGGTGAGTAGAGTTCTGCATTTTCTTCCCACCAAATGTAAGGACTAGCCATATTTGGTCCCATTACACAATCGTCGTCGGCTGATAGGTTCACCCAATTTCCGCAAAGACATGCGTGAATTTCAGTCATAATATTACCTCCTTTCTGGTTTCATTATAGCAGAAAAGGAGATAGCAAAAAAGCACCTGACGGCAATCAGGCGCATGACAAAATTATTCAAGAAAATTATACCACGAAAGGAGCAAAAATGGAAACAGTTCAAATCGTGAGAATTAAAGACGTGATCATCGAGAAGATTTCTGCAAACGATGAAGAACTAGAGCACATCTTTGGATGTTCAAAACGACAAGCGGGAGATATGAGGCGAGAGATGAAAAAATTACCTAGTCAACAAAAATACCTTAGAAACGATGGTCAGCTTGTCACAATCAAAGGTTTTGATGCTTATCTGCAATATCGAGGCAGTCAATCATGGAAGAAAGAAATGTCTAAAACCGTTAAGATGACACGATAGCAGAATAATAACTACTAACTTTACAACAAACTACTACTAATCTAAATAAAAGAAAGGGATAACTGAGTTATCCACAGGAGAAAAACAATGATTAACAAAGACCAAATTATCAAAGCGCAACAGGAAAAAATTGAACGCATTGAACAGTTACAAAAAAAGCTACATAAATTATCTACGCTTGGATTGCTAACTACAAAACTTTTGGGGCTACCTAATGAGTTAGAAAAGCCGTTGAAAGTAACCCACGACATCTCACATGTCATCAAGGATGTATTGGATGGCATGAGCCCAAGTGAGGCGATTAAGCAGAATATGGCAGAAGAAGATGATGAAGAGGAAGAATAATGTTTGAACCACCATTAGTTAGCCAGCTTTTAGGAACTGGTGCAGTGATTTTAGGATTTATCGGTGCAGGGCTTCTAGCTCATCAGATGGATAAGCAGGAAGAGGAGAAAATCCGCCAGAAGGAAGAAGAAAGACGAGAAGAGCAAGAATTTGCGTCTATGATTATCCAAGGTTACAACCAAGCATACGAACGTGGTAGAGAGGCACAGCGACAAGAAATCCGCAAGAATATCCGCAGAGAGTTCAAAGGCTTCACCTACGACAACGAACCGCCTCAAGGATTGCGCCCTGAGCCTCTAGCCTTGCCAGAACCACGAAGATCACGCTATGAAAAGTATTTGGGGTAGAGCAAAGGAGACGCTAATGACTAGAATTGAACTTGAAAACCGTGTATGGCTTTTGGCCAATCATGAAGAAAAAAACGAATTGCTGGATCTTGGAAAGGTGTATGCTCATGTTTGATTACGACAGAGATATAATGCAACCGCCTGAAGAACGAGAAGAACTTGACCCAAGCGAGTACATCTATGTTGGATGTGGGCAGTATCGATACGTGGGGGATGAAGTATGATTCAGGAGCTACACGAAGAAATCGATAAATGGCGAGCTAAATATATGCATCTCGGAATTGAACTCGGAGAAATCATCAACGATCAACAGGATATTATTTTGAAATTGCAAAACGAAAATAGACACTTAAAACGTGAAAATTGGAATTTGAAGAAGACGAAAGGTAGAAGATGAGCTTTTAGAAGGCTCTAAAATCGCCTGTATGCGATTTTAAGAAGCAGGTATATAAATTTATCGAACGAAGAATAAAAAACGGAAATAGACCCCAAATATGAATAATGAGGGGCATAGGAGAGAAACGATGGCAACACTTTACGAATTGACAGGACAATTTCTTGATGTTTACAACTTGGAGTTGGACGAAGAAACAAAACTAGACACCTTGGATTCCATTGATTGGGAAATTGAGTATGAAACCAAGGTAGAAAACTATATCAAGGTCATGAAGAACCTTGAAGCGGACGTTGAGGCTCGTAAGAATGAAATTAAGCGCTTGATGGAGCTAAACAAGGCAGACGAGAAGAAGAAAGAACACTTGAAAGATACACTTTCAGCAAGCATGAGCCTGACAGGTCATGAACGTGTTGATACACCACTTTTCAAGGTATCATTTAGAAAATCTCAAGCCGTGGAGGTAGACGAAGCAGTCTTGCCAGAATATTACAAGGTAGCAACTTGGAAAGCGGATAAGAAACGCTTGAAAGAGGACTTGAAGAAGGGACTTGAAATCATTGGTGCAAGTTTGGTTGAGCATAAAAACTTGAGTATCAGATAGGAGTTAGGATATGACAAAATTAGCTTTTTCAGAATTGCAAAAGAGAATGCAACTAGAAAAAAAGAAAAAACAAGGTGTAAATTACGCTTTCCGAAATGCTGAGGATATTTATACAAAATTTAAAGAAATCAATACCGACTGGGAATTGACTGTATCAGACGATTTGTTTGGTGTAGGGGAACGTATTTTTGTAAAATCAACCGCTATTGTATCAAACGGAGATAAACAATTTCAGTCAGTTGGTTTTGCGGAATTGGATAAGGTTCCTGTGTTTAAAACAGGAAACCAGCAAATGCAAGTACCACAATGGACAGGAGCGGTTAGTTCTTATGCTCGCAAATATGCACTACAGGGGTTGTTTGGAATCGGAGAGAAAGATGTTGACGAATATCCAAGTGATATGAACGAAGCTGAAAATCAACAAGCTAAAAAAGCTAATGCCCCAGTTATCTCAGTTGAAAAAGCAAACTACTATCTGAAAGAAATTGCTGCTATTTCTGTTGAAAAAGGCAAAGAGGATGGCTCTATCGTTAAATGGTTCTTGAACCATCTTGGAGTGGTCGATTATAAGATGATTAAGCAGTCGCAGATTGAAGATGCGGATATGTTACTTGCTAAATTGAAAGGAAACTAGAAAATGATAAATAATGTCGTATTAGTTGGTCGTTTGACCAAAGACGCAGAATTACGCTACACACAATCAAATGTGGCAGTCGCTACGTTTACTCTTGCAGTAAATCGCACATTTAAAAGCGAGAATGGAGAGCGTGAAGCTGATTTTATCAATTGCGTTATGTGGCGCAAGCAGGCTGAAAATCTTGCTAACTGGGCTAAGAAAGGCGCTTTGATTGGAATCACTGGACGCATTCAGACTCGGACTTATGATAACCAACAAGGACAACGTGTCTATGTGACAGAAGTGGTTGCTGAGAATTTCCAGCTGATGGAATTTAAGAAAGATGGTAGTCAACCAGTAGTTGATAACCACGACCAGCAAGCACCTAATTTTGCGAGAAATTCAAATCCGATGGATATTTCGGATGATGATTTGCCATTTTAAATAGGTGTTTCTATGAATAGACTAAAAGAATTAAGACAAGAAAAAAAGCTATCTCAAAAGGAAATAGCAAAAGAAATGAGCATATCAGAAAAGACTCTATCACGCTGGGAAAACGGAGAAAGCCAAATCAAACCAGAAAAAGCCCAACAACTTGCTGACTACTTCGGCGTAAGCGTTGGATATCTGTTGGGGTATGAAAGCAACCCATTGGAACGACTGAAAAGCTTAGTTGATGAATTAAAGGAGCACAAGGACTTGTTAGGAGTTCTGGATTGGTACACAGCTTTTGATTTAGCTAATGACATTCTTGCAATAGCAAGCGTGGAAAAAGCTAGATGGCTAGGGAGGTTGAATGCAGGAGAGATTGATTCTTAAATTTGAGTTGAACAGGAAGCAGATGATTAACTCAAATGATAGACCGCACTTTCATCAAAAGGCTAAAACAACTAAGTTCTTACGGCAGTTAGCCGAATACGAGGGCAAGAATGTACTGAGAGATTACTTTGGCTTACCTTACAGCGAGGACAAACCTTGCAAGGTTAAGGTTCGGATATATCCTCCGACAAATCGGAAGTATGACCCACCGAACTGGTCGCCCACAAGCAAGGCTTTGTTTGATGGTTTGACGGACGCTAAGATTTGGACAGATGATAATTACAACGTGATAGTATCGACTGAGTTCATGCACGGTGGCAAGTCCGGAAATAAGAATTATAGGATTGAGCTGGAGATTTACGAATATCACGAGATATTGCAGAGGATAGTTGATGGGATTTGATAGGAGGATAGAAATATGACCATAATCACAAAAAAATAGCAGATGGTCAATTTGACCACCTGTTATTTTTTTACCAATTAACAATTTTATCTACAATATTTTGTTGTTCAGTAGCTGTTTTCCTTAGATAAATTCGAGTAGTTTCTATACTTTCGTGTCCCATCAAATCTGCAAGCAATGCAATATCATTATACTTCGATAAAAAATTCTTAGCAAATAAATGTCTAAAAGAATGAGGGTAAATTACTTTAGGATTCATTTTGTATTTATCAGCATAATTTTTTAACTGTTGAGCAACTCCTCTTGCTGTAATTGGTTCATTAAATTTATTCAAAAATAAATAACCACTTCGGCGATTTTCTGATTCTAACCAACTAAGACAACTATTTCTTAATTTTTTAGGAATGTACAGTCTACGAATTTTACCACCTTTTGAGTAAATGTCAAAATAACCGATTTCTACATGCTCTACTTTTAGTTTAATAAGCTCACTTACACGAGCCCCAGTTGCACCTAAAAACCAAACGACAAAATGCCATTTTAAAATACCATCTTTTTTCAAACTACGTTTAAGAAAAAGGTAATCAGCATAGCTAATGACATCTTCTAAAAACGGTTTTTGCTGTACTTTGACAAATTTTAATTTCAAATCATCATGACCAATAAAAGTCAGATATTTATTTACTCCTTGTAGTCGCAAATTGACAGTTTTAGGTTTAAAATTGTCTAATAAATATCCCTTGTATTCAAATAAATCTTCCATTTTGAGTTCATAATTCTCCAAGAAAAATCGAACACCATAAAGGTACGAACGCACAGTATTTTCAGCTAAACCAGCTTTCTTCAAATGTAATTCAAATTCTTTCAACGTAAAACTCCTATCTTATGTTTGATAGAAATTCCACCGCACGTAAAACTATTATACTAAATTAGTGCGTCAATATGGGCGAAAAATTGTTCGATTTTATCAACGATTCTGGATTGTTCAGGAAGGGGTGGGAGTGGGATTAGAATAGAAGCAACTTTATCACTATTCAAGTTTTTCACAACAGCTCCACTAATTAGAGATAAAAATTGAGAATAAACTACATTTGATGAAAGAATATAGAATAGGTAATCTCTATTTAATGAGTTTTCATAGTTCGAAATAGCCAACCATCCATCGTGTATTGCACCATCAACATTCAAAATATAAGGTCTACCAAAACTCATAGAATTAGTTAACAAAAATGTACCTTTTTTTACAAATCTAGTTTTGTTAAGCCCTGATTTTTTGATTTTTTCTTTAACATTATTTATATACTTTTCACCCTTTTCAGTATCACCTATTTTTATCCAATTTATTCCATCTACTTCGGAAGTAAGATAATCTTTGATTGGTCGTGGAGAACCACCTCTAACAATTTCAACCAATGTAGAAAACCTCACCCACTCCCAACTTTTTGGTATTTCATAAGGAACTTCCTCATAATAAGAGATCAT